CCCTTCTGTTCCCATGGCTGTCGACAATGGCCGGCCTGTGGGAGACGTACCGGTTCAAAAGTCTAAAGTTCTCTTACCGCAGCGAATTGCCCACGAGTACGGGTGGCTTCGTCGGCATGTTCGTTGATTATGACGCGTCTGATGCATCCCCGGATAGCAAGAAGGCGTTCATGAACATGTCGGGGGCCCAACGCTGTGCCCCTTGGTCCCAGATAAATGTGGTTTGTCCGCCCAAGGACTTGCACAAGTTAGGACCAGAGAGGTACACGGCTGGAACGGTACCAGCTGGTACTGACGCAAAACTTTATGACTGCGGTAATCTCAACGTGGCCCATGGCGGGACCGGTCTCGCTGAAGGAGCCCTTGTCGGTGAGCTCTACGTCGATTATGTCGTCGAGTTCAGGACCCCACAGGTTAACCCGTCGATGACCCTCGAGTCTCCATTTCTTAGGAGGCACGTGGCCACAAGCGGGAGTCCCGCGGGAGCTCTCAACCCGATTTCGTCGATCAACAACATCTTCTTTAAGATGGGTGAGACGAACTACTGGAAGAATCTTGGAAATCTGTTTACGAATCTGGCGACTCGCGCCGTCGAAGACATTGTCCAAAAGAAGAAGAACATGAATGAGACCATGATGAACCCCCGTTTTAACAATTGGGCTGGGCTTGTCAGGTCCGAAGTTCCGCCAGTAGAGCGGGTTGGCACTGCCATTGGTGCACCCGCAAACATGACAATCAGGTACAAGGGCCTGTACAAGTTGGAGATTGTCATCGGGTATTATGGTACCACCGAATTGAGCCTTTTTAATGATGCGGACCTGCGTGATGCAGTGTACAAGCAATTCAGTACGAGTGCACAGCGTGGGGGGCAAATCATGGTCATCACGGCCCTTGATCCGTCGAGGCCCGTCTTTACCGATTTTGACTATGCCCTCCCCAAGAACTACTCGGAGGACTTTGGTGGTTACCTGGGGGGAAACTGTTTTATCAGTGGAATTTACACCCCAGAGTTCGACGCTGTGAACAACGCGAGTTGGTACGCCCTTTTGAATGTTAGGGTCTATTGCCCCCAAGATAACACGGGCTTCACGATTGATACGTCGAACCTTTACGCAACGACTATCCCTGTACCAGCTTCGAAGATATCAGCCTTCAACCAGTGCAGCTGTGGCGTGCGTCTTACTCCCCTCTCGCTTGACGCTTCTACCTTGCGGATTGTGCAGGTAGTTGAGTAGAGGGGTTTTCAGCGGGGCAGAATCCGCATGTTAGAAAT